ATGAGGTCGTGGGATAGTCTGCTCACTCCCGCCGAACGGGAGGCGATGAAGGATTACAAACGGAAAGAGACGTCCAGTAAACCGCTTCCGAGCGTTAATATCCTCGCTGAACTGGGTGATGTGTATGGGTGGCAGGCTATCCGCGACGTGTTGGAAAACAAGGTTGACCCAGACCTTATGATGAGACTGCTTCGGGAGGGCCGCCGTATCAAACGGCGGCGTCTGGCTGAACAATACCAGATGACGTTCAATTGCATCGCCGCCGTGCTATCCAAACATGGCGACCAGCGGATAACCAGTATCATCAATAATCTTATGAAGGACTTGTGATGGCAGACTCGACACTGACCCTAGACGCAGAAATCAACACTAGCGATTGGAACGCTGGCGTCAAGGATATTGAATCGGGTAGCCGTCAGATCGAAACGTCGGCGCGGCAGGCTGATGGAGCGCTGGGTAACGTTGACAAGTCGGCTGGCAAGTCTTCCAGCGGTTTCGGTAAGTTCGGTGCAGTCGCCGGTGCTGTTGGCGGTCTTGTCTCTTCGGGTATCGGCATGGCTGTGGACGCCATCGGCAACCTTACTGACGATATCGTGGAGGCGTCCGATTCGGCGGATAAGTTCAAGAGTACGCTGAACTTCGCCGGACTGGATACGGGTACGATTGACGCGCTCACGGCCAGCACTCAGACTTACGCCGACCAGACTGTTTACAGCATCAGCGATATCCGTAACGTGACCGCCCAGCTTGCCGCGAACGGAGTACAGGGCTTCGACAAACTGGCCGAAGCCGCTGGTAATCTGAACGCTGTCGCCGGTGGTAACGCGGAAACTTTCAGTTCGGTGGGTATGGTGCTTACGCAGACCGCTGGCGCAGGCAAGCTCACCACGGAGAACTGGAACCAGTTGGCCGACGCCATTCCGGGCGCTTCCGGCAAGCTTCAGGAAGCCATGCTCAAGAACGGCGCTTACACCGGTAACTTCCGCGACGCGATGGAAAAGGGTGAGATCAGCGCGGATGAATTCAATCAAGCCATAATGAACTTGGGTATGACGGATGCCGCGAAGGAAGCCGCTACCAGCACCAGCACTATCGAAGGTGCGATGGGTAATCTGGAAGCGTCCGTGGTTGGCGTGGGTACGACGATTCTTGACCAGTTCAAAGGCCCGTTGACCTCCGGCATGAGTATGGTGGCGCAGGGAATCAGTGGGCTTAGTGGCGTGTTTACGGGACTGGTGCAGACTATCGGCCCGATTCTTTCACAGATCGGCACCGTGTTCCAGACGTCTTTCGCCCCCATAGGCGAGATGCTTACCACGCAGCTTCTCCCCGCTTTACAGCCGTTTATGGGTGCTTTACAGAATCTAGGCAATGCCATCATGCCTGTAATCATGACCGTGATTCAGACCATTGCCCCCGTGTTGGCGACCATCGTGAGCAACATCATGCAAACTATGAGCGTTATTGCGACTGCGGTAACACCGGTGATTAATAACATCGCTACGTTGATTCAGACCGTGCTACCACCCATCCAATCAGCGTTTCAAATCTTGGGCACTTCCATTCAAGGCGTCATTAACGCGGTGTTCCCATTCATCCAGACTGTTATTACTTCGGTTATGAACGTTATCAACGCGATAATCACCACCGTATTGGCCGCGATTAACGGTGATTGGTCTGGGGTATGGGAAGGAATCAAGAATATCGTTTCTAGCGTTTGGAACGGTATCAAAAGTATCGTTTCTGGTGCCATTAATGCAGTGGTGGGCGTTGTCTCAAGCGTGCTGCACAATATCAGCGGTATTTTCAGCAGTGTGTGGAACGGCATCAAGGGAGCCGTAAGCGGCGCATGGAAAGGTATCACCAGTGCTGTCAGCAGTGGCATTAGTTCCATGATGGGCTTCATCACCAGTATTCCGAAACGTATCATGGGCGTGTTCAGTAAAGCCGGTTCATGGCTTATCAACGCTGGTCGAGACATTATTCAGGGTCTGGTTAACGGTATTAAGAAAGCCGTCGGTGGAGCCGTTTCAGCGGTCAAGGATGCGGTCGGCAACGTTATCGACGGTGCCAAAAACCTGCTGGGCATCCACTCCCCGTCGAAAGTGTTCGACCGTGAGATAGGTCGGATGATTCCGGCTGGTCTTGGCCGTGGCGTATCGGAAAACGAGCGTGCGGCCACTCGTCCGGTGAAAGACATGGTGGATTCTCTTCTTCCTTCGTCCATCGTGACGCCCATGCCTGTCATGTCTAGCCCGGTGCCCATGAACGCGACTAGTGGGCCGCGTGTGAGCGCGCCTATCACGGTGAACGCGCTTGACCCGAACGCGGCGGCACGGGAAACCGTTAGGATGATTAATTTCCATTACGTGTGACAAACCGCGTGAGTAGACTGAAGGTATGGCTATCTTCACCCTTGACCCGCGCGACGTTCGTCTGACCCTGAACGGGTTCCCCTTGTATGGTATTGACCAGTACGGTTGCGAGTGGCACGTAACGTTTCAGAACGTTTCGGGATTGTTCGACGGCGTTGGCTCGACCCTGCAGACCAAAGACAAGGCATGGTCGGACGGCTGGTTTAGCAATATTCCAGTGGCTCAGGGCCGTTCGATCAGTATTGAGGGGCATATTATCGGCAAATGTACGGAAACCTGTATCAGCGCATGGGACGCTTTCAAACGGTCGTTCAACATCACCGGCCAGTCGCTGATTGTGGAGTTGGGAAGTATCAGCCGTAAAGTGCAGGTCATGCAATCGTCTTCCGCTCCATTGGTGGAGTGGGCTGGCGGCAATATCCTTAAATTCAGTATCGGGTTGACCGCTTTGGACTCGTATCTGTACGATACGCAGTCATTGACCGGGAATACTGGTCTGCCAAACAGTCAGGGCGGTATGACGTTCCCCTATTATTTCGAGGACATCGACACGCGCAATGGGTCTACGTGGGTGTGGTCTGAAACAATCGTGTCCGGTAGCGTGCGCCTCACGAATACGGGTAGTGCTCCTAGTCCGGTGACTATCCGTATTGATGGGCCTGTGGTCAACCCTCAGATCGAGCACAGTCCGAGTGGACATATCATGGCGTTCGACCTTAGTTTGGGTGACGGTCACTACATTATCATCAACGGAGCCACCCATGAGATTCTTATCGATGGAAACGACCCGGCGCGTGGCAGTGTAATCCGCCGCGAATGGAGTTACGCGGAGGTTGGGGAGAATGTTTGGATGTTCAACGCCGAGGAACCATCGGATAACGCTCGAATGACGGTCACGTTCAACCCGGCTTACATCTAAGGAAGTGGCGCATGTCTTTTATCTCTAACCGGTTGCCGCAGGCGAACGGACTATCCTCGGGCACGGAGCGTGTATTGTGGCAGCGTTCCGGCTTACAGTTCTTGGCCGTCACGTTAGATGACGGTACGGTGATAGCGGAACTCCCAGACCTCCAACTGACTCATTTGACGTACCGGTTTGAGGAAAAGACCAGTGAAACGGCAACGCTCCCGTGGCGTAATGCTCCCCGCAATTGGGATGAAGCAACCACCCCGTATCAGGTTGCCATACTCCTAGTGCGCGATTCCACCGTACTGTGGGGCGGTATCGTGGTCAAACGAGAGCGGGTAATGCGCGGTAACGGTTTGACGTTGACATTGGCAACCGTCGAACACTATCTCGACAACGTGTACGTGCAGGACCACACGTACACTAATCGTGACCAGTGTGAGATAGTGGAAGACCTCGTAACCAGTACGCTTGAAAACCATCGTTTCAATCTCGTTGTCGAAACGTCCCCGAGTAGCATTAAACGTGACCGCACGTATGAGGCCGAAAGCGACAAAACACTGTTAAGCGTATTACAGGAGCTTGCAAACGTATTGAACGGGCCGGAATGGTGTACATCATGGCGGGCAGTCAATGACGGTCATTATGAGCCTGTGATGACGGTAGCCGACCATATCGGTTCAACCACGCCAAGCACCACGTTTGATGAAAGCGTTATGACCACGTTCACCCTGTTGGAGGATTACACGAACGGGTACGGTGCTAACACGGTCATGGCAGTGAGTACGGCGGACGCGGGCGACCGTCCTCAGTCCGATTGGATGATCGCAGACCAGCCCCACCGGCCTCGGCTTGAATATGTGTTCCAACCGTCCACCAGCATCAAAAATAAGAGCACCCTGAACGAACATGCTAAATCATCGTTGTTGCAGATGCAGAACGGTACCCAGACCATCACTATGGGCTTGAGCCTGCTATCCGCTCCAATGGTGTATGAGGAGTGGAAACCGGGAGACCTCATATCGTGGACGGTTAAGGGAGACGGCGAACATTTCCCATACCATGACCACGGTACCGCCCGTATTATCGGGTATGAGATTGATTTCAGTCAGTCGTGGACTATCACACCTACATTGCAGCAGGAGGCCGATAATGCAGAGCAAATTCAAGTTCAGTCTAGATAGTGCGGATGCTGTCGCCCGCCAGTTCTCGGACATTAAACGTCAGTTGCAGGAGCTGCCGCCGAGCATCGTCAACAGTGTTAAACCTATGGTCGATCAGATCACGGCCATGTATGAGGAAGTGCAGACGCTGACGAACAATCTTGACCAGCGTGTGCAGGAAAGCATCACCCGCAACAGTTACACCCGTTCCGAGATTGACGCTAAAACACAGGAATGGAATTGGGGGGTATTGGCTCCGAACCGTGGCGGTACTGGTACCGGCAACGCCTATAATAACTTGTTTACGTCCGGCCAATGGCGTGCCGCGTGGATATCGTCTAACGGCACTATGGGCACGGCGCAATCTATTCGTGCGGTTAAAACCGATATCGTGGACGCAGACGAGTACATTCCCGTTGACGCTCTCCGCAAGGTGAAATGGTGCGTCTACCGGATGAAGGATGACAAGAACCTGAACCTTGATGATTCGCAGCCGCTGATAGGCATGATAGCCGACGATATGGATGAAAACGGGTTGGGTTTCTTCTGTGAATACGATGAAGATGGCACTCTGGTAGGCGTCAACTATCCCATGCTTGGTGTGGCGGCGCTCCGACTTGCTCAACAGGTGGCGGATGACTTGGACGCGCTCAAGGCCAAGGTTGAAACGCTATCCCATGGCAAAGATAAAATAGGTGTAGACGATTCGGAGGATTGATTATGGCTATCATCATGCACCCGCTTACCGCTCAGAACGGTACCCCGAAGTATACTGCGGACGATTACCGTCACGCCATCAACCCTCTATTGGTTCCGTCGGATGGTAGCGCGTTCAACGGGTTGTCTGGTATCCGTTACGGTTCCCCGAGTCCTCTGGTCACGGTGAGCGGACTAACCGTTACCGTGAAACCTCATTTCGGTACCATTAGCCCGTGGGATGGTTTGGGCGCGTACACTTACGCCATCACCACCAATACGACCGTGCAGTTGGCGGACTCAACCAACAATTACAAAATCGCGGTTACGGTGGAAGACCCGTCACAGTCGCACGGTACGCTTCCACGCGG